CCGAGTGGTCTAAGGGGGCAGACTTAAGATCTGCTGCATTAAATTGCGCGTGGGTTCGAACCCCACTCCACGTACTTGCTCCCATAGCTCAGTTGGTTTAGAGCGAATGGCTGTTAACCATTAGGTCGCCGGTTCGAATCCGGTTGGGAGCGTTACTCCTTTTGGAGTATCAAAAAATATAGGTAATCTTTTTATCTATATTTTTTATCTACCATATTCACTTACTACCTTTTATCACTGACTTTTTGTTAGTGACTCTGTTCTTGTAGCTCAACGGTTAGAGCACTCGTCTTATGAGCGAGGGGTTGCCGGTTCGAATCCGGTCAAGAATACTTCGCACTTTATGTGCATCTCAGCATGGATGCCCGAGCCTGGTCAAAGGGGGCAGACTTAAGATCTGCTGCATTAAATTGCGCGTGGGTTCGAATCCCACTTCATGCAACTGCTTCCGATGGAAGCGCTTCTTTTCTATCTTTTTCAAATACTTTTTAATATTTATAATTCTTACCATTTGCTACCATTCCTTTTCCATAACTAAATGTTATATATAATATGTTATATACTATAAATGATGTTAGAAATGTTGTTAATATTGTTAATATAAATTTATTTCTCTCTTGCATCTTTTCTATTAATTCATTATTTGTTCTATCTAAATATAAACGAACTTCTATTGATATTGTTGTTATTAATGCTGCTGTTATTGCATTTAATATAAATGCTTTTAATATTGTTGTTGAACTGAAATTTTTTACTAGAGGAATTTTTAACATTTTATATTTATATTATTATAAATATATAAATAATATAAATTATACTATAATATATGTCTACTTCACGTGATACTCTCGCTACTATTCAAACTAACTCTTTCGATACTGATGATATTTTAATTGATGAACTTGCTACTGCTACTGAAAATGCTCATCAAAAAATTATCAATAATATCTTTTCTCTAGTCAAACCTAGACTTGATGGTCTTCCAATTAATTTATCTTCTCTTCATGAACTTATTTTAATTGTTATGGAAGTTATTGAAACTTCCACTATTAAGGGAACTAAACAAAGAGATGTTGCTGTTAAAGTTATTTCTATTGTTATCAAAGAATATGTTCGTGATTATGATGATGAACAAGCTCTATTACTTCTTATACACAATGGTACTATAGCTAATCTTATCGATATTATTGTTGATGCATCTAAAGGTAAACTTAATATTAATTCTCAAACTGTTGATGTTGCTGTATCTCTGTCAAAATCTTGTCTACCTTTATGCTTTCGTAAATGTTTCGGTAAAAAATAAATAATTATTTATATTTTTTAATTATTTATCTATTTTTATTTCTATTATTTCTTCTTCTGTTAATGTTCCTCTTGGACTTCCATACTCTTCACTTTTTGGACTCTTATTATCTTCATCGTTCTTTGAAATATTTGTATCATCTTTATAAACATTTGAAACCATCTTTCTATTCTTTAACTCTGTTAACTCTTTTATTACCGTTTGATGTTTACTATCTTTTGATCCTGTTATATTATGAATCTTCTTTTTTTCATTTATCTTGTTTTTGAATGCATTTAATGTATTTGTTACTACTATCTCTTCATCTACTATACTATATGGTTCTATTGTTCTTAATTCCATTATTTCTGGACTATGTAAATTTAACTCTTTATTCTTTGATGATTTAAAACTCTTTTTGAATCTATTCATGATTTTCTCTGGTATATGCGGTGATTGTTCGATTAATCTATCATAATCGGTTTTACATACATTTATCATATCTATTCCGTCTTGACTTCTTTCATATTGTGGTAGTGTTAACTCTAATCTTATAAATCTTGATAATTTTCCAAAACTTATTGCGGTTACTCTATGATTCTCCATTAATTCATTTATTTTTAAAAACTGCAATACTGTTGTTAATATTGCTGCAAATAAATTTAAACCTCCTATTCCCGCTGGTACATAAGGTCTCATGGATACTGGAAATGTTTCCTGAGCAAAATTTGCTGTTCCTGTTATTGTGCTTATTATAATTATCGGTAATGTATATCTCATACTTAATGATTTGTATTTTTCATATGACCTTTCATGCATATATCTGTAACATAACGCTGATTCTCCCCACTTCTTTAATATTAATTCTTGTTGCTTGTGCCATATTCTTCCATTACTATCTTCTTTCTTTTTTGATTTTATTCTTTCCATATATATATATGGACTTCTATAAATTTTTTATTGTTTTTTTATTTTTTTTGTTTTTTGATTATTTGTTTTTGTCTTTTTTTGGACCTAAATTTGTATTAATGGTCCAAAAAATACAAAATAAACGCGTCTCTCTTAATTATTTTACTATGTTTATTACCTATTTTATTATGACATTTCAATTATATTATTTCTACTAATTTATCTTTATTCAATAATTATTCTTATTCTATTGCTATTACTGATATGATTTGGGGTGCTACTCTTTATTCAATTACTACTTACTTCACTCGTGTCATTATTGAGTAGATAGTCTTCGTCATCTGCAATATCTGCCCATCTTCTTTTTGATGCAATCAAAAATTCTATCTCTTTTTCCATTTTTTCTAGTTCTTCTTTCATGTTAATTGTTTTTTTTGCTCTTTTTACCCATTCACTCTCCTTTTCATTTGTCAAACTCTTGAAAATATTATCATTTTTATTATTTCTTTTATTTAGTATTTCATTTTTTGGTGCTCTCATTTTTACTGGTTCTCTTACTGAAATATTTCCACTTACGCCTTTACTTGTATTCTTGTTATTATTGTTTGTGTCTCTTTCCCTCTTTTGTTTTAGACTCTTACATGTATCTACACTATGTCCTTTCTTATGACAATACTTACATTCTTCTCTCATTTTATTCATTTTATATATATTATAATATTTCTTTTACCTCTATTTATATTTCAATTTTGTTATAAATATAAAAATTGAAATATAAATATTTTTAATTATATATATTAAATTTTACAATATTTAATTTATGTTTTATTCCGATATGTCTTCTGAATTGTACAAATATCGTCTTCAACAACATTATAATTCTAAAAATGATTTTAATCTTGTCTCTAAAAAATATAAACGTATTATCACACAACTTCATTACCATCAGGATTTAGATTGTTCTATTTGTCTTGAAAATATGTATAATACTAGAGTTAAACATATTCCATGTGGACATATCTTTCATAGTAAATGTTTGAATTCACTTATTAAAACACAACATCAATGTTCTAATAAATGTCCTTGTTGTCGTGAAATTATTGATTCTAATATTAAATCCTATAATCCTACTCATTCTAATATTGTTTATCTTAATAGATCTCAATTCAATAACTTTATGTATCGGCTGTTAGAAAATAATGACATTAACTCGTTATTTGATTATTATTTTATTTATTCTATGATTAATCGCATTGATACATCAAATAACACACTTATATCTGTTCCTATACCTGATACTGATGATGAAATTACTAATAATATTAATCTACAACATGATAATACTGATAATATAGATGATATTGATGATGATAATGATGATGATAATGATGATGATAATGATGATGATAATGATGATGATAATGATGATGATAATGATGATGAAGAAGATTTTGATATTCTTTTGAATAGCGATTCTAATCTATATAATTATGATTCCGATAATTCCAATAATTCTGATAATTCCAATAATTCTGATAATCTTGTTGCTACTTATAATGATGATGATTATTATGACGAATTATCTTATCTCTATGATTCGCATCCTGACTCTCCATAATTTATTCATTGTACATACTATTCAGTATGTTTACCAAATTTGACAATTTTCTACGATGATATCCTTCTTTCATTGCTTCATAATTATTAATTATATTCTTTACTAACTCTTTTTCACTCTTTTCTGAATTTTTTTCAATATATATTGTACTATGCATTGCTTCTCTACAACTATTTACATAATCTACTACTAATCCTATTATTCCATCCATTAAACATTCTTTTGTTTTTTCTCTCCATTCATTGTAATTCATATTTAAATCATCATCATAACTTTCGATTCTTTCATTCATTTCTTTTTTAAAATCCATTGTCTTTTTCTATGTATAATTATTATATTTACCTTTATTTTGTATTAATTATATATTTATATATCTATATATCATACTTATTATGACGTCTTCTACTGAACAATGGTCTTTTTATATTGTTATAAATAATGGATTTACATATGCTGGTGTTTCTCCTGATCCTGTTAAAAGATTACGCAAACATAACGGCGAAATTTCTGGTGGCGCAAAATATACTGCTAGTAAAGGTCCTGGTTGGAAACATCTTTGTCTTGTTCATGGATTTCCAGATAAAATTACATCCATGCAATTCGAATGGGCTGTTAAACATTGTCCTCCTAGAAATCTTGGTGGCATTGTTAGTAGAATAAATAAACTTATTACTACATTGAATAAAAAAAATTGGACTTCTAAAAGTCCACCTGCTCAAAATATACCTTTAACTTTACAATGGATTGATTCTTCTCATAGACCGAATGATATTTCACTTCCTCCTTATGTTTCTCAATCATCTATAAATGACCAGTAATCATTTTTCATAAACATTGTAATATAATCTTCTTCTTCTTTGTTTGCATTATTGAATATTTCATCTGTTCCAATTATAATACAATGTTTCTTTGCTCTACTTATTGCCGTATATAATAATTTCTTTGAACCTTTCCCTTTCCACATACTATGCTTTTTTGATAAAATCAAAACTATTACATCTTTTTGACTTCCTTGCATTTTATGAACTGTACTTCCATAAAAATGCTCGAAATTATTTACAAATTCTAATTGTGTCAATGTTTCACTATCATTTTTATCATACACTACTTTTACTTTCTTTCTATTTGTAATATCTTCCTCAATTATTCCCACATCACCATTTACACGAATTTTACCATCCCCATCTGAATAATCATTTTCTGTACGTACTACTTTATCCCCTACCACAAATATTTTATCAAAATATCGTGCTATTTCTTTGTTTGTCTTTGTATTACTTATCATATTTTGCATTTCTTTATTTACATTCTCCGTACCACCTTCATACTTATGTTGTGGTGTTATAATATGTACATTATCTTTACCATAATCTTTTATTATTTCTTTCAAATGCTTTCTTAAATTATTATCATTTATGTCTTCTTCATTTATTAACTTGATTGATTTATTATCAAAATCTTTTACATCTCCTTTTCCTTCGTTTATATTTATGATCACATCTTTTAGCTTTCCACTTTGTCTTTTAATTTTTGTCAAATTTACATATTCGAAAATGTTTGAATTTATTATTCCTTCAAAAGGTCTTCCACAACCTATCGGTGGTAATTGATTCTTATCTCCTACTAATGTTACTGAACAATTTGAATCTATACATAATTTCAATAATTTTTTGAATAGAAATAGGTCTATCATTGATGATTCGTCTATAATTATATGATCTATTTCATTGTCCATATCTTTATTTGGTGAATATAAAATTTTATGAATAGTTCCTATTTTTTCTTTTTTATTTTTCATAAAACTACATCTTTCCATTAAATTTTTTACTGCCAATCCTGTCGGCGCCATTATCATTATATTCTTGTTTTTCAATACTTCTGACATATACTCTCCTACTACATTCATTATTGTTGTTTTTCCTGTTCCTGGATACCCTGTAATTATACTCAATTTGTCTCTTAAACAATGTTGAACCGCTTCTCTTTGTTCTAATGTCAATAACATATTATTCTTTTTTTCATAGTTAATTATGAATTCTTTTACTTTTACATAATTATAATTCTTTTTTTTCACATTATTATAATTGTCTATTAATATATCTCCTAATTCATACTCTATGTTCAAAAACTTTGCTGTTGTGTAATATTCTTTATTTTTGAATTTTTTCAAAATCAATATTTTTTTCAGTTTTTTTATTGTTTTTGGAATATCTTTATTTTTTATATTTTCTCCTACCCACATATCTACATCATTATCTAATCTCCATTTCTCTATATACATTTTTGGTTGACCATCTTTTAAAAATTTATCTATAATATAACATTCTATTCTCTTTGTTGCTTTTATATTCAGTTTTTCTACACTATTTATACGTTCTACATTCTCAATTCTCAATAATTGCTCATCATAATTTATAAAATCCGTTGGACTTTTTACTATTTTACTTAACAAATATTTATTGATT